AAATTTATAATATGGCATACACAACAATTAATAAACACACAGATTATTTTAATACACTTTTACGAACTGGAAATTATGCAAGTAGTGGAACTACTGCTATAACTGGTGTAGGATTTGCACCTGGTTTAATGTGGGAAAAGAAAAGAAATGGAACAAGTATTCATGCTTGGTTAGACCAAGTTAGAGGTAATACAAAACAAATTCGTTCAGAAACAGATTTAGCTGAAACTACAACAAGTCAATATGCAAGTTTAGATAGTGATGGTTTTACTGTTAATAATTCAGCAGATTATGATAGTAGTAGCAATTTAGTTTCTTGGCATTGGAAAGCAAATGGTCAAGGTTCAGCTAATAATGATGGCTCTATAAACACTACATACACATCAGCTAATACAACAGCAGGATTTAGTATTGTTAAATGGACTGGAACAGGAAGTGCAGGAACTCTTGGACATGGATTAGGAGTTGCACCTAAAGTTGTTATAGTTAAAAATACAATTAATGCTTATAATTGGTGTGTGTACCATGAAAGTAATGGAAATACTAAAGCACTTTATTTAAACAGTAATACTACTGGTGCAACATCATCAACTTTTTTTAATAATACATCACCAACTAATTCAGTATTTTCAGTAGGTAGTGATTTAGCAGTTAATAAAAGTGGTTCTGCTATAATTGCCTACTGTTTTGCAGAAAAAACTGGTTATAGCAAAATAGGTAAATATAGTGGTAATGGAAATGCTAATGGACCATTTGTTTATACTGGATTTAAACCATCATTAATTATAATTAAAGATAAAGATAATTCTGGAGAAAATTGGTTTATTTTTGATAATAAAAGACCAGGATATAACTTAAATGCAAATCACTTAAATCCTAATAGTGATACAACAGAAACAAATTCATCAGCTAATACGATGGATATACTTTCTAATGGTTTTAAAATGAGAGCAACAAATAATGGTATAAATAGAAGTGGTGGTGATGGATTTACTTATATAGCAATAGGTCAATCATTAGTAGGTTCAAACAACGTACCATGTACAGCGAGGTAATAAAAGGAGGAAATAATTATGACAAAATGTAGAGATTTAGCAGATATAGTTTCAAACCTTTCAGCAAATGCAGAGAAAGCAGTTGTTGTAAATGCGGGAGGAACAGAGTTAACGTTCGGCGATGCAGGGTCCTCGGATCTGTATGGCTTTGTAAAGACTAACGGAACAGGTACTCAAAAAGAAGACTTAGTTGTTCACTATACAAATGGCGCAGATGACTTATCCGTTGCTCATAATAACTCAGATCAAACGGATTTATATGATGAATCTTTTGTAGGTAAAAGGGGCCTATCATTTACAGTTGATTCTAGTGGTAATTTAAAGGTAACAGTATAGTGTACAAAACTAGGGAAATATTATAAAAAAGGAGATATTATGGCAACATTAAATTTAGGAAGAATTAAACCCGTATTTAAAGGAGCATGGAATTCAGGTGCTTTTGTAATTGACGATATAGTTACACACGGAAATGAGACTTTTATTTGTATACAGGCAGGTACTAATAAAGCAACTACTGATGCAGCTTATTGGACAAAATTAGCGGCTAAAGGATCAGATGGTACAGACTTAACTTCAACTTTAGCAACCCAGGGACAAATAGTTTATCGTGACGGATCTGGTCTAGCAGCTTTAAATGCTGGGACAGCTGGTCAAGTTTTACAAACTGGTGGCTCTGGTGCTAATCCTAGTTGGGCAACACAAGCAGGTGGAAGAACTTTACAAATGAAAGCATTACATTTTGATGATGCAATTAATTATGGTAGTGCTACTTGGGGAAACCACTCACACCCTTTAGGAGATGGTACAATACAAATGACACCTAAAGCTACAGGAAATTTAATTGAAGTAAGATTTGATTTCCATTGCTGTGGTGGTTCTACTTGGCAATCTGCACAATATAGAGCTTTAGTTTCAACAGATAGTGGTTCTAATTGGAGTTATGTCACTTCTGGAAATAGTGATGGTGGTGCTATAGGTGCACACGATATTTACAACGAAAGTAAAACTGTTTCATCTACAACTTACTTTGGTTTTTGGCATATAACAGCTAACACTAATCTACACCAATTTAAAATTCAAGGATTTGGTCGTACTGGTGGCGGTGGTGACCACATTAACCAAAATGGTGAGGCGGGTGGTCAAGAAAGAAGTAGAGTTGTAATGAAAGAAATAGATATGACTGGAAGTGATTTCACTTCAGGTGCTTTATAGGAGAAATAAATGATAAAACATAAACTTAAAAAAAGATATAGCAACGACTTACAAGACCAATTTAAGATTGAGGTTAGTGATGCTGATGCTAATAATATTTATAGATTTTCAACACCATCTGAAGAAAGAAATGATGCAAATTCTCTTTATGTTGAAATTGAGGGTCCTTTAAATGATACTTTAAATCACGATGAACCAATCAATCCTATGACTAAAGAGGAAATTGAAAATTGGTTAGACGCTAAAGAAGCAGAATAATCGCCATGAAAGAGATCCAGGACTTAAAAATCGAAGTTACTGAGGTCAAGGGCGACATAAAGCTTATCAATCAAGAAATATCTCAAATAAAAGATAATCATCTATCACATATAGAAAAATCAATATCAAATATCAATAAAATAATATGGACAGTGGGGATATTAGTTTTCGCAGAACTAGTTCTTTTGTTAAAGCATTTTATACTGGGGTAAATAAAACATGGAAGGGCCGGACTATGATCAGATGGATCGGATTTATTCTAGCAGTACTGGCTGTTTATTTGTTATCTACAGCAAACCCTAGTATACAACATTGGGGCTGGCTTCTCTCTGCAATATCCTGTGCGATATGGGTCTACGCCGGCATGAAGGATGGGGACATCGCCAGGACATTGATGGAAATTTGTTATACAATACTAGCAATACGTGGTATAATAAACTGGTGGCAGTAAGGAGAATATTATGTGGCTAAATATTGCAGCTAAACTTGTACCAGGGATTATAAAGACTGGCATGAGTATAGCATCAAATAGAAGACGAACTAAGGAACTTGAATCCGTGGCCGAGATGAAGCATGCAGAACGTATGGCTAATGGCGAGTTAGAGTATAAGAAGGCAGTTATACAGAATAATCAACAGGGATGGAAAGACGAATTTGTGTTGATTCTTGTGTCGGCTCCAGTTATGCTCTTAATATGGTCTATCTTTAGTGACGACCCAGAGATTATGGCTAAGGTAGATAGGTTTTTTGATCAATTCAATAATATGCCTTTTTGGTATCAGGCATTATTTATTGGTGTAGTTTCGGCAATTTATGGTTTAAAAGGTGCTGATATAATAGGGAAAAGGAAGTAATATGACATTACCTGGTTTAAAGGATAAAGTTATAGATTTATGGGATAGGCTAAATCCAAAAGTTAAGATTGGATTATTTGTAGTTTATTCTATAATTCTTATAGCTATGTAGTATATGGGCAAGGCTCCTAAGTTTGGCTTAGTTGTCGCCTATACAAAAACTTATAAAGGAACAAGCATAGGCAGGAGACCTATAACTAGTACTATGAATAAAAAGAAAAAGGCAAGTTTTAAAAAATACCGAGGGCAGGGCAGATGAGCTTAAAGATTTCTGAAGAAGCTAAAGTTCAAATGCCAATGAAGACGGTTGCTAGCTTAATCGCGATTGTAGGAATCGGAGTGTGGGGATACTTCGGTATTGTAGAAAAATTAAATATACATTCAACTGAAATTAAGTTGATGACTAGTGACCTAGAGAAAAACACTGAGTTTAGAATTGGTTGGCCTAGAGGTACATTAGGTTCTCTGCCCGCGGACTCTGAACAATTTATGCTTATCGAGGATTTATATAAGCAAGTAGAAAAACTGCAAGTTCAGCAAGAGGCTGGAATGCATAACAAAGTAAACATTGAGTTTCTACAGAAACAAGTAGAAAAATTATTAGAAGATGTTGAAAGATTAAAAGATAAGGTTAGACAAAATGGAAAGAGTTACCAATGATTGAAACAGTAGTAGCATTATTAATGATTGTAAACAATGAGATCAAGGAGCACAGAATCCAAGAATCTATGGCTACATGTTTAAAAGGAAAACGTATAGCAGAGCGTCAACTAAAGGGTGGCGGTAACGTTAGATACCAATGTCTAAAGTCTGAAGCAGAGTTAGAAACGGATAGTTTAGGCAATGTACATATTAAAAAATTAATATTAAAGTAGGAGTAATATGATACCAAGAGAAAAAACAGATACGATAGTAATTCATTGTGCGGATACACCTGACGACAGAGATGTTGATATGGCTACTATTAAAAAATGGCATGTTGAAGAAAGAGGATGGAGTGATATAGGATACCACTTTGTTATTAGACGTAATGGTCTAGTTGAAGCTGGTAGAGATATTAAGCTATCTGGAGCTCATGCAAGACAAGTTAATGGTACGTCAGTTGGTATATGTATGGTCGGCAGAGAAAACTTTGACCCTAGACAATTTGACTCGTTGAGAGATACTGTGCAGATGCTATTGAAATTATATCCTGAATGTAAAGTTATCGGTCACTGTGACGTAGAGCCTAAGAAACCTAATTGTCCTGGCTTTGATGTATCTAAATGGTTTAACGAAGCCATTCCTTCCATTGATCGCCCATAACTTGTCTAGCTATATCTTTCTTAGCTTTTAATGATTTAATAATCTTATTATCTACTGTCCCTAGTGTAGTTATATCTATATAGTGTACATTTTTCTTTTGCCCTATACGATGACAACGATCCTCGGACTGTAGCCTGTGTTCTAGATTATAACTATTACTATAATATATTACTGTATTAGCTACTTGTAAGTTAAGACCAAAGCCTGCAGTTGCTGGATTAGCTACAAAAAATTTAGGTCTTCCATGCATAAACTCTTGTATATTTTCTTTTCTTTGTTTATCATCTGTATCTCCCCAGTACTCTACAACCATATCAGTACCGTGCTGTTCTCTAAGTTTTTCTGCAATGCTTCTTAAATCAGCTCTATAACAAGCCCATACAATACACTTATTATCTATCTCTTGTGTTAATTCTAACAAAGCACTTATTCTATTATTTTTAATATAATGAGAGTTGCCATCATTATCTATTAAATGACCACAAGTAATTTGATGCAGTTTACTTAACATAGATAGCTTATTAGGAACCGTTATTAATTCATTATCTGCTTTTGTTAAGCATAGGTCTTTCATCTCTTGGTAAGCTTTCTCTTGTTCTTTAGTTAAATCTACATGTCTATATTGATATGTCTTCTTAGGTAAATCTAAGCAATCATCTTTCTTAACTCTAAAACTAAATCCTCTTAGTATATCATTAAGCTCATCTGTTCTCTGGAATCCTGTAACTTTCTTAAATGATCTACCACCAAGATTCATATTAACCATAATAGCATATCTATTTCTAAATGAATAAAATGATGAGAACCCTAGGTGTACTTCATCTAGAAAATCACATTGACTATATAAGTCTAATGGATCACGAGTCACGGGCTCACCAGTTAGGATACGTCTATACTTAGCCATTCTACCTAACTTAATAATGGCTTTAGTTCTATTAGCACCAGGAGTTTTAATAGTTGTAGATTCATCTATAACCATTAGAGCTCTGCTAGTATTAAGAAAGCTTGTTGCCCACTTAACACCTTTAGCACTACTAAATGCTTCAACATTCATTATAACTATTCTTAATTCATCTCCTGCTCTTACTATATCATTGAGATACATCTTCTCTTTCTTCCTAGGAGACGCACTCCATATAGCATAACGATATATTATATGATCTGGCAAGTGTGTAGGTATCTCGTTTAAATGCCAATTACGATAAGCTCCTTTAGGCGCTATAATTAATAATGTATCTATCTTACCATTATCATATAGATAAGCAGCTGTATCTAATATTACTTTTGATTTGCCTGTACCCATCTCCATGAATAAAGCAAATGATTCTTTGTCCTTTGATAACTCCCAAGCTTTTAGCTGATGGGCAAAAGGTTCCGTCTTAAATGGGTATATGTTACTATGCATAATGTCCTTTTCCGTTGTCTATGGTCATCTATGGGGCTTTTTTTCTTCCGCCTATATGTCAAAATACATATTTGTATTCGGTTGTACAATATGCAAAGACTTTTTAGCTCTTGTAATAGCCACATAAAAGACTCTGATTTCATCATCAGGTAGCGCGTGCATTTCTCTATAAGTACGAGGAGCTATGTCTGTTAATAACAGAACATGCTCTGCTTCACCACCTTTGACGCCATGGATTGTTCCTATTTTAATCCGTGGTTCTTTATCTAAATTCTCTCCTCTCTTGAGCAGCATTATATAGTATTCTCTTCTCTTTGTATCTATTTTATTTAGCCGCTCGTGCCATATTCCTGGTTTTAATTCAAAGTCAGATATGGTATAATAACCATCGGGGTTTATTCCACGCGGACAGCGGGTCACCATATATTTATATATTAACTTAATGCCGCTCCCCACTATGGATTCACCCTTGGACAATCTAGTCCATAAGCGTATTGCTTGCAAGGCCTCAGCGTTTAATGGTGACCTACGTCCTAAGATACTATACGGATATCCGTTCTTTATACAGATATTCTCTAGCTGATTAAGCATATAGCCATTACGAGCTAGTAAGTACCAGTTACCTTTAGATATATCTACGTCCTCTGGGTCAAGATAGTATCTAACGTCTCCTTTATCTTCTTGAGGTTTAAACTCTTTACTAATCCTAGATTTTATTCTAAGACTTAACTTAGTAGCTAGCTCCCAAATAGATAGTGGAACTCTATATGATTGATTTAATACAGTGCTGTTACCTTTAAGATTTATAAACTGATCTACGTCAGCCCCGGCCCATCGGTATATAGCCTGGTCATCATCACCAGCTACATATACTATCTCTGTATCTTTACCAATCTCATTAATTATATCCCATTGTACTTTGGATAGGTCTTGAGCTTCATCTACAAATAGGATTCTAAGCTTAGGAAATGATTTCTTTTCTAAACACTTGACAAGCATGTCTGTATAGTCTATTATCTTACGCTTCTCTTTGTATTTAACTAGTGCTCTTTGTAATCTCTCTAATTCAAACCAACTTATATTATCGTCGTCTTGTTTATTAAATATATCGTATAAAGGTATACGTTGTACTCTTGATAAGTTCTCTAAGAAAAATAATTTATCTCCTGTCTTCATACCAAATATCTGACCTTCTTCCATTGTAGCACCGCCATCTACTTCTAAGCCAAGCATATCACCTAGCTCTCTATAGTGCGTTGGACCCATGACATCGGCCCTTTTTAAATGTAGTTGATGGAAGCATAGACTATGTATTGTTCTAAAATATGGTAGATCATCTTTACCATAATCAAATTTTATAAAAGCTCTGTCAGCTGCTTCATTGGCTGCTTTCCTAGTAAAGGCTAGGTATCCTATGTGCTCTGGTCTTATTCCATCTGATAAATGTTTTTCTACTAAACTTATTAACTTAGTTGTCTTACCAGTACCAGGTGGACCTAAGATGATGTTAAGGTTTCCGTGTTGCATTTACATTCTCTCTGTTTACTTTTGTTTAACTCTTCCTTTGTTTCATCAAGCTCTTTATAAGTATCTCCTATTATTTTTCTATGACCTTGACTTATCTCTTCTTTGTCTTTTACTTTTTGTTTTAATTGTTTATTCTCTCTCTTTAACTTTTCTATTTGTTTATCTAACTTTTTACAGTCGTCGTCACTCATCATTTCTTCACCTTAATCTCCTTAACGTTACCATTTGGTATTACAGTTACATTACCAAAAGAATCTATGTTGCCATCATCATCTAAAGAATAGTCTCCAAAAATCTTAGTGCAACCGTTAGCTCTGTTATAAATCTTACCTGCTGTTTTGCATGTGGCAGGCTTAAATTTATCTACAGCTTTTTTGTCTAACCAAGAAGAGTCACTTACAATGTCTATCCAAGTTACCTCGACATTAGCATAAGTATCAGCTTCATTCATACCCGCCTTTCTTTTAAAACGGTATTTCTTCTTTGTCATCTTCTACGTCCTCCGGTACGTCATGGCCACTATCTTGTTTTGCAAATGCAGGTAACGACCATAAGTTAACTCCTTTGCCTTTTATATTCCAGAAATGGTGCTCAGCATCACGTTGTTTTAGAAGAGAAGTTACTTGATGAACTTTAAACTCTCTAAAGTGCTGACGATCAAAGAACGCCATTAAATCTGAAATCCTAAAATAATGCTTGTTATCCTCAGTCCAAGGTTTACCAAGCAAAATCTCATCTTTACTCATTGCTTGAGCTCTACCAGTACAGAATCGTTCTATAAGTTCGAACAATTGACCAATAGAACTAGCGTCTACAGGTGCTTCTATCACGTTTAGGTTCTCAAATAAATGATTAATGAGCTGATTCCAGGCATTTTCATTCATTTTTGCAGGCATCATATTAAGCTTTTCCATACACCTTCTTTGAAATCTTCTCTGATTTTGTAAATCATCCGTATCTAACTCTATTCTTCCGCTACCTTCTATGTCTAAAAACCAGATAGGAGGATTAGAATTGTATTTAGTTAAGGAGTGTATAGCCGGCATTCTGCCATCATTTCCGATCCCATGCTTTCGGAGTTTACAGACAGAAGCGTTGCAATGAGGTGCAATCGGAGCCCGGCTACACGTATACTGATATGTCTTTTTAGAAGCTGATTTAATTACTTCTAACACTTCAGTACTTTTTAATGGAGGATCCATAAACTTTATATTATAGTCTTCTACCTTGGCTTGCCATTCATCAGGAAAAGCTTTCCTAGCATAGACAGCTATATTAAATAGTCCATTATTTCTAGTCCCCTCAGGAAAACCTTGCTGTGTTAAATGTTGTAAACAAGGAGGACCCTCTTTTAACTCAGAATTAACTTCAATCTTTAATTTTTCTACCTCCTTTTGAGACAATAGATTTGATTCAGCTAAATCTAAGAACTGTTCTGGTGATAAATTATTCTCATTAAGTATGGCATATCTTTCTGTATTTGTAGCATTAAAGTATGGCATATTAATCCAACCACCTACATCTCCTCGTTCAGCTAATATTTGTATTTGTTTTGGAAATACTTCGCAACCTCCAAAGCCAAGAGCAGATGATAATTCTTCTAGTTTTAATTTCATTACAGATGCAGCTATCCATTCTTTACAAAATAGATATAAGTGTACTCCACCTGATTTTGATCTACATGGGATTAATGGTAATTTTAATTGATTAAGTTTTATAGATAATTCTTTTAAATTTAATTCAGCATATTCATCTACATCAATGGCTCCAAATTTAACTTTTGATTCATCATTAATAGGAATAATACCTAGTCCTTTGGTACCAGCTAAGTGGTCCTTCCAATGTTGTATAGTTACTTTTTCTCTTACCGTTACAGCCTTGCCCGTCAGTTTGCCATCGGCACGGGAATCTTTTATTTCGTATGTACCGTGGGCTCGTTCAAGGCCGGCGAAAAGAGAACTAAATCTATTCTCCATGACCGGCCTATAAACTTAAAAGTCTTGCTTCGGTTTTAGCGCGTCGTCTTGCTTAGGAGGTGCAACTTTAACGTCGTTGTTTTTAACTCCTCCTGCAAAAGTTTTAGCCATTTGATATTGGTTAGTGTCTTTGACTGGACCCATAATTTCTATGTTCCAACCATGCCAAGAACCTTTATCATTCTTTTCTTGCACACTACTTATCTTGTACATGTGACTGAAAGAAGCAGGCGTAACCATTGTACCGTTAGGATGTGGAACTTTTAATCCCATCATCATGCTGTTCCATCTTCTAGCTTTTTTAAGCTGAGTAGAACTCATACTAATTACAGCAGTCTCTGCATTGTTTCCATCCATTAGTAGGATAAATTGATATGCTGTCTCAACTAGTATATTTCCATTCTCTAGTACGACTTCTCCTCGATCATTTCGCGGTTTGCCAGCAAGCTCGCTATCAGGTGTGTGTTCACCTACATAACCGCCGCCTTTTTCACGCGGTTTCCACTCTACAAATGATCTCTTATACCCACAAGGGAGTACAGTGATTTCTTTATAAAGCTTGTTAGTCACACTATTGAATATCATTCCCGGTTTTGCGCCGTCAATTTCTTCAATTTGAGGACTAGTTTTTTGGATCAAAGAGATGAATGGAATAGCTAAATCTGAAGCTGTCATTTTCTCCAGACCTACGTTTGCATCTGCTGCAAAGTCAATAACTTGAAGTGCACCAGATTGTTTTTTTGTTACTTGATTCATGCTATTCTCCTCTCTTTATTTTAGCAATTTGCCCTATATGAACACCCAACAGATCATGAGGTAGGGCTTTCCCCTTCTCTGTTTGTTCTCTGATAAATGCGTTTAGAGATTGTGGGTGAACACTCTCCTTATCAGTGAAACTTATACCTGAATCATTAAGTAATTTTTTAAGTGTGATAGACTTTCCATCTTCACCCTTACCAAATACTGTTTTGATTTCATTCTTAATCATATCACCATGATTATTTTTTCTAAGCCATTTATAAGCTTCAGCCATACGTTCTTTACTTATATGACCTCTATAAAATGGTTTAATTTCTACCTTATCGCCGTTTGTAGTTTCAACTTTAGTTAATCCTATTTCAGCTAACTTATTAGGTAAATCTTCTTCTGTTAATCTTCGTAATTGTTCTTTACTAGCTTTGACTGCATCTTCTTTTATTTTAAGATTTTTTTCTACAGTAGCTATTGTATTAACAATATCAGACACCTCTTCTAAATCTGTATTTTTAGCAATTGGTGTTTCTTCTATTATTACTTTTTCTTTTAGTTTCATGCTGCCCTCCCGTGTATGTCAGTTTTTACTGGATAGTATTTTTTTTCTTGTCTATCCCATTTCAAGAAATTAACTTTACCTGCATTACTTTCACTTGCTATAGCTCCTGCTAATGCAATTGCAATTGGATCGCCCATAGTAAGAATAAAATCTTGGTCAGTATAATCCTTTAAATGTCTTCTAAGACGTTTAACTGTAGGAGCTGCTGATAGTACAACATCTCCAGGAGGTAGCATTAAAGTTAACTCGCCAAATTGTTGTGCAGGAAGCACATTACGATTAGCAACTTCTTGTACTACGTATACCTTAGCCATTTTCTCTTCTCTCTATTCATATATCCTTTGAATTATCTCATTCCATTTCCATGGCATTCCCCATATCCAAGCTTTTGACAATTCGTTAATGTTAATTGACACTCTATCACCTTTAATACTTTTGTAAACAGAATTAATGATGACGTCACTGTTAATAAGATACAACAAATCATTTTTTCGCATAAGCACTTTACAGTTTGCACCGTGTTTTCTTGCCTCGTTAAAAAATGCAATTTGTGTATTTTGAAACTGAACATTATTTCCTTTTCCAATCTTCAATTCTAACCACACCGTTTTTCCCTTGTGTGTTAGATGGCAATCCGGTATTCCCGCTCCTATTAAATTCTCTATTCTTAGCAGGTGACCTGGAACGTTCCTCTTCACTAAAGCCCATAGTTCCTTTTCGCTCATCTAATACTCCAAATATATCGTGCCATACATAATGAGCGGCATCTTTAAGTTCAACATCTTTAATGGAATCTTTAAAATTAGTGTAATCAATTTCTTGAGGAAGATGTGTAAATAAATCAATTAATTCTTCCCTGTTGATCGTAACTCTATATTGATAGTCAGTAGCATGAGTATATATTATTCTCTCCTCGCTAAAATACGTAGTTAAATGTTCTTTACGTCTAGATCTAATCCAGAACTCTTCTGGGTTTGTATCTAGTATTCTAACTATACTATAGAATCCGTGATTAGTAAACACCCACATTAAATCTTAACCTCCTTAACTTCTCCCCATGACGGGCCTTTTTCTACAGACACTTTTAATGGTACCTCTAGGTCAACACAGTTTTCCATAACTTCTACAACAGATTTTATTAATGGATTATCTGCATGAGTTATATCTAGTTCGTCGTGTACTTGTAAGTGCGGTACAATTTTTAATTCTTTATATAACATTAACATAGCTTTTTTAGTTAAGTCTGCTGATGTACCTTGTATTAAAGCATTTAAAGCTTTATGAGTGTATGCACGTTTTAATGGTCTACCATTCCATACTTCCTCTGCTTCTTCTCTTCGTAATGGCATTTCTTTATTTGGCCATTTAAGTCTTGAATCAGAAGGTTCCCAAAAATTAAAGTGTCTTTTTCGCCCTAATATTGTCCTAATTTCGCCACGATATACTACAGCTTGAGACGCCTCGTGCATAAGCCCCTTAACAAATGGGACATTTTCATGGTATTTTTCGAGCAAATTTATGGCCTCATTATAATTAAGACCTAGCATTTGGCCTAGTTTATATGTACCCATACCGTACATAATTCCTAAGTTAATTGTCTTAGCTACTTTTCTATCTATCTTCGCCATCTTAGCTACTAATGTATGAAAGTCTGCATCTTTATTCTTATATGCTTCAACAGCTTCCTTCGAACCACGTATCTTTCTTAATGCTGCATAATGAGCTAATACTCTAGGTTCTTGCTGATTATAATCTAATCTAAACCACTGATTTCTACCATGACTTGTTCCATGTTCTACTGGTTCTTCAGGTAAAAATAATGATCTAATTAATGGCCCCCAATATTCATCTCTTGCAGGTATTTGTTGTAAGTTAGGGTTGCTTGAGCTAAATCTTCCTGTTCTTGTACCATCAGAATCTTTTCTTAATTGATGAAATTGTGCATGGATACGACCATTAACACTCATCTCTAAACATACTTTTTGAATAAAGTCTCTTCTCATCTTATTTAGTTTTCTATACTCTGCAACTTTAGTTAAAAATGGCTCTGTACTAGAGGACATAAACTCAGCTGTAAATGATGGATTACCTGCTTGTGTTTCAGGAAACCATATCTTATTACGTTCACAAACAACTGCTAATTGATCATTACTCCATGGCTCAACAGGAAAACCTGCAAATTCACGTAAGTCTTTTAAAAATTTAGATTCTTCTTTTTTATATTGTTTATTTAATTTTTCAGCTTTATCAACGTCTATTCTTACACCTTGAAATCTCATATCTAATAATAGAGGAATAAGCTCTGTTTCAAGCATAAATATTTTCCACAAATCATTCTCTTTAAGAATAGGTATTTGTTTCTTAAATATCTCTAGTGTATTAACAGCATCAATCTCCGCATATTCACCTACATAATGAGCAGGTAGTTTCCACATCTCTTTCTTAGGATTAATATTATATGCTTGAGCTGCAGCATTTAATAACGATTCATCTTTACCTCTTCCTAAGTATCTTTCTGAGAGGACTTGTAAAGAGTAACCTTCTCTCCGTTCCTCATCAATAAGTGGTTCGGCGACTTGAACGTCGTAGAGATTGCCTTTGACATTAATCCCAACGGTTTTAAGCCATTCAAGATCATAGAGAATATTTGCTCCAACTTTGTCAATGCTATTCTCGAGAGTTTCTTTCGCCCATTGTAAGACACGGTTACGGTCAAGGTTACCTTCACCTGCATGTCCGATTGGGTAGTATCCTCTAAATCCTGTGTCTGTTGCCACTGATATTCCAATAAGTCTGCCATCTTTTCGTACGCCTCCTGGTCCGTTAGTTAATAAGTTTGGGTCATAAGTTTCACAATCAAATGCGATTAGTTTTGCTGAAGACAAGTTTGGGTAGTCCTGTGGTGGTGTCCACTTCGACTCCGGCCTCCAAAGCGGTAGTTGCTGGTTTCCATAATCTATTGGCATTCTTCCATATCCTCTCTGCGTCTTTGTTTACGTAATCTTCCAAGTAGACGATTTCCTTGCAAGACGTATTTAATAATAGCTTAACACAAGTCACACATGGACTTAAGGTGATATAAGCTTTCTCAATATGTTCAGTATTCTTACATTGGAGAATAGCGTTTTGTTCTGCGTGTATCGCTTCACATTTTTCGAGTCCTTCTCCACTTTTATATTTTGCTCCTTCACATGGTTTATCGATGCAGTGTCCTTGGCCCCTGCCGTTACCGTTGTATCCAGTAGCAAGAACAAGACCATGCTTATCAACCAGCACACAACCAACACGACGACGAGCGCACGTCCCGCGAGTACTAACAAGTTTCGCCATAGCGAGAAAATAGGTTGTTTTACTTGGTCTTTCATTAATTGCCATCTGTTATATCCAAATCTGGCTTAGGAAAATCTAATAGAGTTCCTTTCTCTGCATGATCTATAAGCCATTGCGTTAATTCTTTTGGATGGTTAAATTGTGTAATATCAAAACTGTGATACGGCATAGTCTTAGGATTCTGTAATACATCAACAGCTTTCTCATAATCAGTCTCGTATAAGTGTTGACTTGCTGCAGTTAAGTATATATTTCCTAGTGGTAATAAATGTCCAGTTCTTAATTTATATAATAAAGAAACAAATGCTGCGCACATTGTAAAATTAAATATGTCGTAAGGCCAACCTAACCATATATCACTTGACCGCATTGTGTCAAAAATATGTAGTTTATTATCTCTAATCATAAATTGTACAGCAACTGTGCAAGGAATATCTTTACTTGGTCTTGGATTAGGTCTCCATATAGTTGCAACAGCTTGTCTTGTATTAGGATCATTGACTAGCTCATCTACAATATAAGTAAATTGATCAATTAACTGCGGACCATAAGCCCCATTAAAAAAGTATCCGTCATCTGAAAACTGACTAATTATTTCAGAATATTTCGAGATCATTCCTACTGTATTTCTACCAGTTAGTATAAATGCTGCTTCAGCAGGCATAAATCTATAACCTAATTTTCTTGGTTCATACGTCACTATAGGATTTTTCATATCTACAATAGTGCTATGATTAAGTATTTCTAAAGTACCCTTCTCTCTAGGAGATACAACTTTTTTAGTTTTTAGTATGGTTGCTAAAGTTCTAAACCATTCATCATTAGCAGAATAACCGTACATTATATAACTTCCTCCAAATCTTGCTCTATCTGTTTAAATCCCTCTCCATTAAGGAATCTTTTATAATAAGACGGATGTTTAATAATGCCATCAGGTTCTATTTTATGCTTTTGCAAAGTATCTGCGGCTACATTACCCATAGCTATTATGTCAATCTCATTTTGTTGTGCTTCTTCCACATATCTTAAATCAACTTTTCCATCCTTATTTTTTACGTTTGTATAAGCACATTCTCTTTCATTCAACCATAGGTTGTGAAGAGCTTGTGTCAAATATAAACTGCTATTATTATACTCATAAAACGGCCAAAATACACCCTTATACTTCGGATTAACTATTTCCCCGACGAATAAACGATGAGCAAAATGCCTATGCCCTAGTATATTATGATCTTCTGGGTCTAGAGCGGATTTCCATTGATGTTCTCTATGAGTTTTACCTACATGCATAAGTAAATCTACAAATTGATCTAAATGAGAACCCCATTTTTCAATAGTATATGGTAGACAATAAGGCATTTGTTGCATTCCCCCAGAGAGAATCAATTGGTCTATGTAGTTTCCCTTATTTGTATGATCGGGGTTGCCATAGTACAAGTCTTTGTATAAATCGCAAAGTCGACCAATATCATCATACATTTCTACTCTCATTTCCTTCATTAATTTATGTCTCTCAATAGTATTCTGATCAGGTAAACAATTGACATAGATAACTCCATGTTTTAATGCTACACGATCACAAAATCTTCCTTGTAACGGCCAAGCACTTGTCCTTCTATAAGTCGTTGCATAACAAGCTTCACTAGGCCACCAACGATCTATAATTACATTTGATAATTTAGACCACTTTGAAGCTAAATGAATAGCTCCTGTATGGTAATCAAATATCTTATCTTTCCATCTGTAGGTTAAATGCATATACCTAGTGTTAGGTACTCTCTCTTGTATCTTTTTTGCAAGAGTTGTTTTACCTACGGCGTCTGGACCGTCTAATACTATTATTTGCCCTTGCATAAATCATCTAACTTTGGTGGTTTCCAACCTATAGGTTTTACAATATCAATAGGTGATCTTTTTGTCGCAAGCCTAATTTTTTTCATATTAGCTTTATGTACTCTGTTCCATGCTTTGTCAAAATCTAATCCCATTAAATAAGCAGTTCCTAATGCTATGTAGACCGTATCAACTAAAGCGTCTAAAGTTCCTACCATATCTCCTTTGTGTATAGCTTGTGATAGCTCCTCTAATTCTTCGAATTGATGTCTGTATCTAGCTCTTATTACATCAAGAGATAATTTTCTCGGACCTCCGGCATAACCAAGTTTAAATTTTTTATGAAAAGCTTCTATGTCCTTACATAGTTTCGAGCGCACTCTAGGCATTTTACTAAATCCCTCCATTTATCAGAAGATCCTAAACGTCCCTCTAACTTGTTAATTGGTTTAAATAATCTTTCTTCTAACTTTAACTTACCAACATATTGAGTTTCCCATAATACATTTCTTGCTTTATGAGGAAATAAAGGTGCAAATATGGTTGCTAAATAATTAGAGTCATAATATTCTCTTAATTTATCAAAAGTAGTTTGTAGATGATTTAACTCAGTCTTGTAATCTTTAATCGAAGCAAATGTTCCCCAATGGTATAATATCTTGTATCCCATCTCCTCTAGTAAAGAGCCAAATGCTTCGTAAGTCATTTCATTAACATGATTAGCGGCAGCACCAACTTTCTCATCCCAACATGGAGTTGAAAACCATGATACAGCGTCTTGTCCTAAGAATTTAGGTAAATGATCTAGGATAGCAATAGCTTTAATAGGTTCTACATGTTCTAAGACCTCGAAACACGTGCTATAATTATATTGTAATCCGCCTGCTACATTGTTTTGATCAATAGTAGTAAAGTCAACTCCTGCTATTAAATCAGGTTTAAAACTAGAGTTCTTAAACATCTCAGGTATATCCATTTTATTATATTCAATACCTAAGTATTTCTCAGGAGCTAATCTGCTTGTATAAAGCATTCTAGCTAGTGGCATGTCTTTACCACAACCTATATCTATAACTCTTGCTGTTTTATATCTTGCTTGCAAATGTAAATACTTTGAAACATGTGTCCAACGTAAACAATGTGCAATATAGTCTCGGTGAATAAATCCACGAGCTTCTGCTTGATCAATACTCAAATGAGTATTATCTATCTCTTTTCCTCTTGCGTTAGCCATAAGGCTCTCCTCTCTGTTAGTCTGGTTTTTTTCTTAATTCTAATACTCCTCTACGTTCTAATAAACCTTGATAATAAGCCAGTATCCTATTAACACCACCACGTTGTTTTGTTTTAACAACACTTTGTAGCTCTCCTAAAAGTTCAGGTCTTTTTACACTTCCCTTTTCTTTTAAAAGTTGTGCAATAACCATTGCTTGCTTAGGTAGTTTTGGTTCTATAGAATTTAAAATTATATTTGGATCTTTAAATATGTATACCCATTGTTCTTTTGTGCTCATAATTATCTCTTTTTAGCTGTTCTCGCTGATCTCTTAAAATCATCGTCTGATGGAGCTCCTGATGCTCCCTTTTTTCTCATACGCTCTCCACTACCTGCTTTTATTCTTTTACGCTTAGCATGAATGTTTGCATATAATCCTCTTTTTGCCATAATATCTCCTATTTATATTTCTAAAAGGAGGCTTCCACTCTCGCTTCCACCTCCCAACCTTAGAAAGGAGCCTAAATGATTAAACATAAAGGCATGAAGTTTGGAATAACTCCCTGTGCTTCATAATTAATATTAACAAATTTATTTCTGATTGTAAACGGAATAATTAACAAATTGTGCCGACTAATTGATATTTTTTGCCATTTATAACTAGTTCATGCTTGTTTAGATCATCATGATACACGGTCTTCGGTCTGTGTTCACAACTAGGCATATTAACTTTATAAATCCATAGTTTGCTGTCTACCTTAAAAGTTTCCTCAAAAGGTAGTAACAGCAAAACCATTAATACTTTACTTTTTATCATCATTAAAAAAGAATCTCACAGTTGTTATAACTGGTGTATTGTCTCTGATATATTGAGCACAACAACGAATAAGAACACAAACTAATTCAGCTTGTAATTTTAAATCTTTCTTTTCGCCTAAAGATTCATTCTTTTCCCAAGAGTATTTTGTGTCTTCGATACTCTCGAATAAGTCTTCTGTCTTATATCTTTTTTCGGCCATACGTTCTCCTCTCTAAAAAACCAGACGCGGTGGAGCTAGGACATACGGATCCGCGGCCTCACTAATCATCCACAGGGTCTGGCACATGTAAGCTCACGAACCCAATTGCAGGGAACACCGAGCTAGAATTTCTCCTAACTGCTTAAGTGTTTGAAACCCCAATCAGTCCTTGACGCCTTTCGGCCTCGCTGATAAATCTAAGAGCTTACTAAATCTCCGTCAGATTTAATTATATAATATAATGTATTGATCTAATTGTAAACGGATTAATTGGATAAATAACGGAATAATTTCATGCATAGTATCTATCATAAAAGTATTAAATCGTTAATCTCTGATCATCTATGGGGCGAGAATATATGCGAATCGGGGACCTTTTGCCCCCGACTCACGATTTTATTACCTTCCGGCATATTCTAATGCGGAATGTAAAGCACGTCTTTTTAGTGCTCCTTTTGGTCCTAACCAAACCGATGTCATGGTTGCGTCCCTGTCTCTACCGGACTGATGATCAATATAATACGTGACGGCGTTAAGTGCTTGCCACCAGGTATTTTTGAACAAAGTTGCTCCGGGCTGAGTATGAATAGTATTATTCAAGTACTCTAGAGTGCGAGAAAACATTTCAGGCGTAGGATTATTCTCATTTTTTAAAGATGGCTGAAATAAGGCAATCCAATATTTCCACAGATCTTTATCCGTGTACTCTTTTGAAGCTAATAAATCAGCTTGTTCTTTAAATTCCGACATTTTATTGTGAGCTAAACCTAATGCAGATTCTGCTTTAAATTGGATATTAGCATCAAATTCCTGAACATGTGGCATTCGGAACTCGGCGCTCTTACCGTCTAAAGCTTGCATTAAAGTATTTTGGCAAACAACTCGTATCGGAGTCCACATAATCTTAAGCGACTGACCCCAGATATGCGGGTGATAACAAAATAGATATGAATCTACTTTATCTTTACCCTTGATTGCGAATGACTCAGAAGTCTTTGCTAATACAAATATTCTTCGTCCGCCGTCAAGAGAACCCGCTGTCTCTAGTGTCATATCACCAGATTCAGTGAACTTTTTGAAGAATCCAAGCGCTTGTCTGTTTTGCACAGGAACGTATGAATGACCACAAGGCGATAATTCTTTACCATCCGAATCACGGACCAAGACAAAGAAATCTTTCGATTCTTCACCTGTCACAGGGTTATTGAACGGAACTTTATTAACATTCCAATCTAAACCCGCAACGAGCTCCATTTGTTCAGGGGTAATATCATGACCGACTTTGTGACCAAGACCATGCCAAGGTTTTTGACCGGCATAAGCCATTGTTTCTACATTTGCGACCATACGCTTTTCTCCTCTCTGTTAACCATAGATTAATTTACCGATATAATTTAACATGACAATAAAGCCAAGAAAACCAAACGGCAACCCGATTATGATTAGGTAAAATAAAAATTGCTTCATATTTTATCCTCCATAATTAGATTTTTTCTTTATATATTAAATTTAACCACTTGTAAACGGAATAATATTAGTCAAGTCAATAATCCCGTTAACGGCAATATATAAGACCAATATGAACGGAAGTTAATAAAATCAATACTTTTTTGCCATCGATCCAGTAAATTATTGGCTTATTGGTAACTTTTGGCTCTTTTTATAAATTTTTTTTAAAATATCTCCATATAGTACTATGAAAATAAAAAAGCCCGCACCTTAGAATCATTCTAAACTACGGGCTCTTTTGTTATTGGTTTACAGCTTCTGATAATTCCTCAGAATCTTGAGAACTTGACATTTTGCAGATACCTGCAGAAATCATGTTCGCACGATAATATTGGAAAATTCTCCAAGGATTCTGACGAGTTTTTAATTTGCCAGATTCCGCAAGCTCAGAAATCAGAGTTTTAAGCTCAGATTCTTGGAACTCACTATTACCAGATTCAGAAATTCCACCTAAGATTTGCTTAATCTGCGGAGTCATTTTAGAATCTAATTCTGAAGGGATATCAAAAGAGTAAAGTCTGATAGATTTACTCATAAAGAACTCCTTTCAAAAAGTTAATTAAAATCATATTACACTGGAATCAGATAAAAGTAAACGGACAAATTGTCACACTTTATCCGCTCTTTATATTCTATCCTTCTACGGATAATTTGATACTTAATCAAAATGAATCAAAAGCTCTTGCTCTCTCCCTGTCAAATCGAGATTCTCGCAATATTTCGCTCTCTTATTTAACCTAGGTCATTGGCCTTAGAAAAACGTTTTTTCTCGATGAATCCATGGCCACCAGGCCAGGGCCCGGGGGTCCCGTGCATGCGCCCAAAAAGGTTTGCTCCTACCTAGTCATTCTGCGGGGGAAGATATTGATAACGGATAAAATAGTATATAGCAACGGATAATTTAATAAAGGGACACTATAGTAGTAGTTGTGACAAAAAAGATTACAAACCGATGGTAAATGCCAATAAATACAATATACCAATAATAAAAACTATTATATAGCTACTACATGGTTAAATTTATTTTAGTATTACAGTTATGTACCAGTGCAATGTGCTATCCGCCTGTCACTAATCCTGCATTTACATTTGATAATTATAGGCAATGTGCACTAGCAGGATATGTAGAAGCTGGTAAGATGTTTGAAATGTTTGATCCTATAGATGTAGAACTAAATAAACCCATATTGAGATTTTGGTGTCAAGAAGAGAAAAAACAGAATATATAGTTTACTATGCAGTGGAAAGTGCGTATAATGACTAAACCAGATTTAATGCACAATGTTAGTGTAGTATTTTTGGAAGCACCTAGTTTTGAAGCTGCAAAACAACAAGTTACATTAGCTGATAATCAGGTAGCTACTTTTGAGGTTAAGGAGGAAAAATTATATGCCAGGGAAACACAAGAAGAAAAAAGGTAAAAATGCTTATATTTATATGGGCACAAAAAAGAAAAAGAAATACTAATGAGTAATAAAACAAAAGCAGGCGGTTTTAGAGAAGGCTCAGGTAGACCAAAAGGTTCCTTAGGAGAAAAAACTCTTGCTGTACAAGCAAAATTAGAACAATTAGGTTGTGATCCAATAGAAGCATTAGCTAATATTTCTATGGATAATAATAATACACCTGAATTAAGATTTCAGGCAAATAAAGAATTAGCACAATACGTTGCACCAAAAAGAAAAGCTGTTGAGTTAGAAGGTACACTTGACGGTGGTTTAAACGTAAATGTTGTTAAATTTACTGAAGAAGAAAAATAGTTATGGAAATACAGGTCCCAGACAACTGGAGACCGCGTGACTATCAACTTGATCTCTGGAAATATCTAGAGAATGGTGGTAAGCGCGCAGTTGCAGTATGGCATAGACGAGCCGGAAAAGATTTACTGTCAGTCAATTGGTGTGTCACTGCAGCTTTAAAACGTAAAGGTTTATATTGGCACTTGTTACCTACATACAACCAAGGAAGAAAAATTGTATGGGATGGCATGACAAGAGATGGCAGAAGTTTCTTAGAACACTTTCCAAAAGAATTATGGTCAAATGTCAACAACACAGACATGAGGTTAGAACTTAAAAATGGATCCATTTACCAGGTTGTTGGAACGGATAACGTTGACCGCCTTGTGGGATCAAACCCCGTCGGAGTGGTCTTCAGTGAATACAGTCTTCAGGATCCAAGGGCCTGGGATCTCGTTCGTCCCATTTTGGCTGAGAATGGAGGATGGGCGGTTTTTATTTACACCGCAAGAGGTAGAAATCACGGATACGACATGTTTAATATGGCTTCTAGAAACGATCGATGGTTCTGCCAACGATTAAGTATTGATGATACAAGTGTCTTAACACAAGAAGCTATAGAAGAAGAAAGAGAAGCTGGTATGCCAGAAGAGTTAATCCAGCAAGAATTTTATTGTAGCTTTGATGCTCCATTAGTAGGTTCTTATTATGGTAGCTTAATGGCTAAAGCATTAGCTGAAGAAAGAATTAAAAATGTACCATACGAGCCACGTCTAGAGGTCCATACATCATGGGACTTAGGAATGGGTGATTCTACAGCTATTATATGGTTCCAGCAATTTGGAAATGAATATCGGATAATTGATTACTATGAAAACCAAGGAGAAGGGATTCCTCACTACGTTAAAGTTGTCAGAGACAAGGACTATGTATACGGCAAGCATATAGCACCCCACGATATAAAAGTTAGGGAAATGGGTACAGGTAAATCAAGATTCGAAGTTGCTAGAGACTTAGGATTACGATTTGATATTTGTCCGAACATACAAATTGACGACGGTATAGAAGCGGCAAGAAGTATAATTCCTAGGTGTTATTTTGACGAAAAAAAGTGTAATATACTAGTTGAGGCTTTGCGGCAATACCGAAAAGACTATGACGAAAAAAATAAGGTTTATAAAAATAGACCGTTACACGACTGGTCAAGTCATGGTGCTGACGCATTTAGATACCTTGCATTGGGAACAAGGGATATAAATAAAAATAGGCAGAATCTCCCAAGTTTTGCCGACAGTAATTATAATGTGTTAGGAGGATAGCTATGGGCGGCGCAGTAAGAAAGATTTTTAAGGCACCTAAGCCACCACCACCTCCGCCACCACCAGCAGCACCAAAAGCAGTTACAGCTGCTCCTGCAGGTACAGCGGCGAGGAAAAATGTCAGAAGTAAATATAGTAGAAAAAATACTATATTAACTGGAGGACAAGGTGTGCAGGAAGAAGCTGAGATAGTAAAGAAAACATTATTAGGAGCATAACTTGGAAGACTTAGTAACAAGAATTATTACGAAACAAGAGTCATTAAAAAGTTATCGTACTCCGTGGGAAAATCTCTGGCAAGATTGTGGGGAATATGTCAACCCTAATAGAGGTGACTTTTCTACAATTAGATACAGAGCTGATACTGCAAGGTATGATAAAATTTATGACACGACAGCACCATTAGCTAACGAAAATTTAGCAAGTGGGTTACATGGCTTTTTAACTTCTCCTTCTCAACGTTGGTTTAGCTTATCTACTTTTGATGATGAAATAAACGAAGAGTATGAAGTAAAACAGTGGCTAAACAAAACAACTAATATATTATATGATAGAGTTTTTAATATACCTGATAGTAATTTTAACTCCCAAGCACATGAGCTTTATTTAGACTTGGGCTCCTTTGGTACTGCTGTCATGATGGTTCAAGACAATCCTGGCAGTGGTATTTCTTTTAGAACATTTCATTTAGCTGATTGTTATATACAAGAAAATGATAATGGATTTGTAGATACATTATACAGAAGATATAAAAGAACAGGTAGACAATTAATGGAAAGATTTGGTGATGCTGTTCCTGAAAAAATTATAAAAATTTCACAAAAAGACCCTTACAGAGAATTTGAAGTTATTCATGCAGTAGAGCCATCAGAAACTTATGGAGACCCTATAAAGAAACCTACTAAAAAAGCTTTTAAATCTTGCTATGTATTACTTGAAGAAAAAACTTTATTAGAAGAGGGAGGCTTTGACGAGTTTCCTTACATGGTACCTAGATGGTCTAAAGTTGCAGGTGAAATATATGGTAGATCACCATCTATGACATCTTTACCTGATATTAAAATGGTAAATGCAATGATGAAAACTATAATTAAAGCTGCACAAAAAATTACTGATCCTCCCTTACTGGTGCCTGACGATGGATTTATATTACCTGTAAGAACTGTGCCAGGTGGTCTTAATTTCTATCGATCAGGTACTCAGGACAGAATAGAGCCATTAGAAACAAGAGGCAGACCTGATATTGGATTTGACTTATTAAATAATAGAAGAGAACATATTAAGGCCGCGTTTCATGTTGATTGGATGCAAATGCCTGATCAAAAAGGTTCACCTAATATGACTGCTACAGAAGTTGTAGCTAGACAAGAAGAAAAAATGAGACTTATGGGACCAATGATTGGTAGATTACAAGTAGAATTTTTAGGACCATTAATTGATAGAGTATTTAGAATTATGATGAGAAAAAAACAAATACCACAACCACCAGGTATTCTTGAGGGCCAAGAGATGAAAATATTATACACATCTCCATTAGCAAGGGCTCAAAAATCAGGGCAACTAATGACTATAACAAGATTATTTGAAAGTATGGTACCATTATTTCAAGCTAAGCCAGACTTACTTGATAACATGAATACTGATGAGACATTTAGATATTTCCATCATTTACTAGATGCTCCTGCTAAAATATTAAATCCTGAAGAGAAAGTACAAGAAGAAAGACAGCAAAGACAAGAACAACAGGAACAAATGATGCAAGCTGAGCAAGCTAAAATGGAAAGTGAATCAGCTAAGAATATTAGTGAAGCTCAAGCTAAGAAAAGAGAGGGAGTAATTGGCTAAAGATAAAAAGCTCGCGTTAGAAAAGATAAACGAGCATTATAAAAAAGTTTTTGAAACAAAAGATGGTCAAATAGTTTTAGATCATCTTTGTAAAACAGGATTCATCTTTGATAGTACTTACGTTCAAGGTGATTCGCATGGTACAGCTCATAACGAAGGTATGAGACGTATCGTTGTGTCTATACTCAAGTTTCTTAATAAGAAGCCTGAGGACTTTAAAAACATGATCAACCAGGAGGCAATAAATGAGTGATCAAGAACAAACTGGGTCCGTATTAACGGGTAGCTCGGACGCTCCAGCTACAGATGCACAAGCACCTGCAGATTGGAAATCTGGGCTTCCTGAAGATATACGAAATGACCCTTCGATAGCTGACATAAAAGATGTTGGCTCAATGGCTAAAAGTTATATTAATGGCCAAAAGCTAATTGGTAAAAATAGAATATCTTTACCAGGAGAAGGTGCTACTGACGAAGAAATTAGTGCCTTTCATAGTCAATTAGGAAGACCTGAAAAATCAAATCTATATGATTTTGGTGAAAGACCAGCGTTACCTGATGGATTAGAATATGATGATGGTTTTGAAACTGCTTATAAAGATTTAGCTTTTAAAGCAGGATTAAATCCTCAGCAAGCTAAAGCTATATATGACGGCTACCATGAATATATACAAAGTAAATCAACTCTTGAGGGAGAAAATTCTTCAGCACAATCAGCTGCTTGGGTGGAATCTCTTAAAAAAGAGTTTGGTAAAGCTTATAATGAACGAGTAGAACTAGCTTCTAGAGCTGTAGATACTTACGGCGATGGAGATCTAAAAGAATGGTTAGATAACTCTGGGATGGGTAATAATCCTATGATGGTTAAGCTATTTGCTAAGATTGGCGAGGGTATCGCTGAGGGTAGATCTGACTCTGTTCAGGATAGAGGTTTCATAATGACCCCTGATCAAGCTAAGCAAGAAATTGCTAGGTATAACAGGGATCAAACATTTATGTCGGCTTATCAAAACGGAGATAATCCTGGGCATGCTGAAGCAGTGAAAAAAATGGATTCGCTGTTTAAATTAGCATACCCTGATGAAACTCCGATTAATCCGGCGTAAATAATTATGTACGAAATTATCTACTAGTTATATAGTAGATAGTGATGGGTAGCCGAAAGGTCCATCCGTCGACAGTACCCACAGACGTAAACAAGGGGAGAAAATGTCTAAGGTTATACTTGGGTAGCGTTTTCGATTAACTATAAAACAATGACTAACGGAGGCAAAATCGTATGTCAACTCAAATAACAACTGCTTTTGTACAGCAGTACAGAGCTAATGTTGAGCACCTTTTACAACAAAAAGGTTCAAAACTTAGACCTTTTGTACGTGTTGAATCACAAAACAGCGAGTTTGAATACTACGATCGTATTGGATCTGTTGATGCAGTAGAAGTTACTTCTAGACATTCTGACACTCCTCTAATCTCAACTCCTCATGATAGAAGACAAATATCATTAAGAGATTTTGATTGGGCGGATATGATAGACAGAACTGACAGAATAAGACTTCTTATTGACCCAGCATCTCCATACGCACAAAACGCCGCTTGGGCACTTGGCAGAAAAATGGATGATATTATCATCGAAGCAGCATTTGGAACAGCGAAATCAGGTAAAACTGGTGGAACTTCAGTTTCTCATGATGCAGCAAGCCAAATCGCTGTGAACTACGTAGAGTCAGGAGGTGCGACTAACTCGGGCCTTACAATTGGTAAACTTAGAAAAGCGAAACAGTTATTGGATTCGAATGAGACTGATCCTTCTGATCCAAGATACATTATCGTAACTTCTAAGCAAGTCACTGATCTGTTACAAACTACTGAAGTAACTAGCTCTGATTTTAACTCAATCAAAGCTCTTGTTGCTGGTGAAGTTAACACGTTCATGGGCTTTCAATTTGTAAGAACTGAAAGAGTTGCGACTGACGCTTCTTCTCACAGAAGAGTAATTGCTTATGCTAAAAGTGGTCTTCTTATGGCTGTTGGTGCAGATATTAATGTTGATATTGGACCAAGACGAGACAAAAGAAACTCTACCCAAGTATATTGTTCAGCTTCTTTCGGGGCAACTCGAATGGAAGAGGGCAAAGTGTTAGAAATTAAGTGTGCAGAATAATAGGAGAATAACATGGCTGTAACAACTCAAAAAAGTACTGAGTACACAAACGCTACGTCAACTCCTGTGGTACAAAATGCTGTTCATGATTATCACGGAAGAGTAAGAATTGCTTACTTTACGCATGATCAAGACGGAGCAGGAGATGCAGGTTCATCTGTAGCTCTTTGTTCTTTACCAGCAGGTAAAGTACGTGTTCTGCTAGCATCTTCAAGCGCTTATGTAAATTGGACTACTGGTTCAGCTACATTAGACTTAGGATGGGACGCTTATACTAACACAGACGGCACAAGCGTAGCTGCTGATCCTGATGGACTTGTAAATGGCTTAGACGTGGATACTGCTGGATACCAAACTTTTGGTGCTGGCACTACTGCGACTGGCGGAGCTTACCTTTTCGAAAGTCAAGGTGGAGTTGTGCTAAGAGCTACTTCTCAAGACCAGGCATTAGCTAGCGGTGACGATCTAGTAGGCTACATCATGTATGTAGTAGACTAATAAACTCAGGCTGAAGGGGCTTAGCTATTGCGGCCCCTTTAGTTAATAAGGAAAAATATGGCGAATACAAAGATAAACATTGTAAATAGAGCTTTAGGCTTGTTAGGTGCAGAATTTATAACTTCATTAACAGAAGATACTAAAGCTGCACGTTTTTCTAACGAGTTATTTGATGATACAAGAGATTCTATATTTAGATTGCATCCTTGGAACTCATGTATTAAAAGAGCTTCGTTATCTTTATTATCAAGTACTCCAGCATATTATTTTACTAAAGAATTTCAATTACCCGGCGATTTTATAAGAATTCATCAACCAGAAGATGATACTGTTGAATATAAAATAGAAAAAGATAAACTATTATGTGATCAAGACACTTTTAAATGTACATATATATTTAGAAACACTGATGTACCAACCTATGATGCTTTATTAGTAGAAACATTAGCAGCAAAACTAGCATGTAATTTAACAATGCCTTTATTACAAGATTTAAGAACTTTAGATGCAATGAATAACCTATATTATACTAAATTAGCTGAAGCAAGATCAGCAGATGCAACCGAGGGTACTCCTGACGGTCTAGTTTCTGATTTTTGGTTAGAATCAAGAACTGCTGGATCAAATTTAAGTGATTACAGGTTTAATAAATATACGACGTAAAATGACATGGCTGAATCATCACCAATTCTTACAAACTTTACTTCAGGAGAGCTTAGTCCAAGGTTAAATGGCCGTATTGACATGGAGAAGTACTATAATGGTGCTTCTACAATAAATAATTTTCAAGTATTAATGCATGGTGGTCTTCAAAAAAGATCAGGTACAAGATATATAGCTCCTATAAAAACTCAAACAGGCAGTAACTCAGGGGCAAGACTTATTCCCTTTGTATTTTCTAAAACACAAGCATATATACTAGAATTTGGTCATAATTATATTAGATTTTTTAAAGATGAGGGTCAAATAACGTCAGGCGGTAGTGTTTATGAAATTTCTACTACGTATACAGCAGCACAAATAGATCAAATTGAATATGTGCAATCTGCTGACGTATTATACTTAGTACATGATGATCATGCTCCTAGAAAATTATCTAGAACTGGTCATACCTCTTGGACACTAACAGATGTAGATTTTTTTGATGGTCCTTATGAGCCAGCAAATACATCTTCAACAACTTTACAACCTTCTGGAACTTCTGGAAACATTACTATTACTGCTAGCTCAAATGTATTTGTTGCAAATGATGTAGGAAGATCAGTAAGAATAAAAAATGGAAGTGATTGGGGATTTGCTAAAATAACAGGTTATAACTCCGCTACTAATGTAAACGCAACTGTAAATGCTGACATGCCTTTTTCTGCAACCTCTGCAAATGCTGATTGGAGATTAGGTTCTTTTTATACAAATAATTATCCTACTAAAATAACTTTCTTTGAAGAAAGATTATTTTATGCAGGCACAACTCAACAACCTAGCACAGTATTTAGTTCAATGTCGGCTGACTTTGATAAGTTTTCCCCAACTTCTAAGGATGGCTCAGTTAACGATGATAATGGATTACAATTTACTTTAGTATCTGACCAAGTAAACCAAATAACAGGTATGTATGGTGGAAAATTTTTAGCAATTTTTACTAAAAATGGTGCATTTAATATGTCATCAGGTTCTGCTACGCAAGGATTGACACCTACTACAATACAGGTTGTTAATGAAACAAATGACGGAGCTGCAGATAAGAAAGTATCTCCTGCTTCTAAATCAGTATTATTTATAGGAAAAAATAAAAAACGTCTAAGAGAATTTGCTTATAATATTGATTATGATTCATTTACTACACCTGACATGACTGTATTATCAGAACACGTAGGTTTTGGAGGATTTGAAGAATGTGCTTTTGCTAATTATCCTAATAATATATTATGGGTAAGAAGAGGGGATGGCGTATTATTAGGTTTTACTTATTATAGAGATCAAGATGTTACTGCTTGGCATAGACATACAATAGCAGGTACTAATGCTAAAGTAAAAAGTATTGCTGTTATACCTGGAGTTGATGATGCTTTTGATACTTTATATTTAATTGTAGAAAGAACAATAAATAGTGCTACAACTCAATATGTAGAATTTTTAGAACAAGATTTTAGAGGTGCTGATGGTGATACAAAAGATGATCAATTTTATGTAGATTCTGGATTAACTTACTCAGGTAGTGCAGCTACAAGTATATCTGGATTAAGTCATTTAGAAGGCCAAACAGTGGCTGTATTAAATAATGGTGCCGTTGAATCTAATAAAACAGTATCATCAGGATCAATAACATTAACTAATTCTACTACTAAATGTCATGTAGGATTACCTTTTACTGCTGAGTTAGAATCTGTAAACGTTGAGCCAAAAAGTCAATATGGTACAACTCAAGGCAAAAGAGGCAGAATAGATAAAGTTATATTTAGATTATTTGAAACTGTAGGATTAAAAGCAGGACCGGCTTCTTCTAGTGTAGATGTTGTGCCATTTAGAACGACTACAAGTACTATGTCAGCAACTGATCCTAAGACTGGAGATTATACATTTTTAATGCCTGCTACATATACTACAGAAAATAAATTATATGTTAAATCGGATACAGCACAAGCTTGTACTATATCCGCTATAATGATACAGATGAGTACTTATTCATGATTGTTGTACCTTTTGAAGAGTGGCACTTTGATCATATAGAATTAGATGGCCCTGAACAGAAAATGCTAGAGAATTATGGCAAAACTTTGAAAGACTTAGTAGCATGCTTAAAACATGTAGGAGCTACTTTTTCCTGGTATAAGGATAAAAAAATAGTAGGTATATGCGGAGTTATGCCTCATTGGAACGGCGTAGGAGAAGCTTATATGTTTTTATCTCCAGAGTTTAAAAAAAATAAAATTCGTTGTATAAAAGATATAAGATATTATTTAAAACTGATAGCGGATCAATTTAAGTTTCACAGGGTCCATTGTCACGTTATAAAAGATTTTGACCGAGCTGTAAAGTTTGCTGAGTTCCTTGGCTTTACAAAAGAAGCAGAATTAAAACAGTTTGGTCCTAACAAAGAGGACTATTATAAGTTGGTAAAATTTTATGAGTAAAGCAATGGCAGCAACAGTAATGATGGGGGTAGGTACTGCTATCTCTGCTTACGGAGCATATCAGCAAGGTAAAAATCAAAGAGCCTTAAATGAGTATAACGCACAAATAGCAGAACAAAATGCTAAGATAGCACAAGATAAAGCTGATTATGACAAAGAGCAATTAAAAAGAAGAATAAGAAAACTTCAAGGTTCTACTACCGTAGCTTTATCAAAAGCTGGTGTTGATGCAACAGAGGGCACTGCTATTGATTTATTTGAAGAGTTAGCTATAGAGAGCGAAAAAGATTTATTAATGATTCAGTATAATGCTGATCTTAAAAAACGTGGCTATACTGTAGAAGCTGCAACTGCAAGATTTACTGGAGCTGCTGCTTATCAAGCTGGCAAAATGAGAGCCGCTAGTACACTATTAACTGGCGGTAGTTCAACTTATAAATATGGTCAAGACGTGGAGGCATTTGGTTAATGGTTAAGATTCCAACATACGACGGTTCAGTACAACGAAGATCATCTACAGGACAAGGAGCTCAAGGTTTTTCTGGAGGTCAAATAGCTGTAGCTTCTGATACAGGTCTAACTTCATTTGGTAAAGGTATAACAAATATGGGTGAGACTATGGCTAAAATTGAAGTTGATAAAATGAAAAAAGAAGCAACTTTATGGAATTCTACTAGCTATGAAAAAGTATTTACAGAGTATAATGAATGGCAAGATAAACAGGAATCTGAATATGAAAAACCAGGTGCTAAAGGATTTACTAATGATGCATTAGGTAAGTTTCAAGAAATATCAGATAAGTACTTAGGGCAAGCTCCTAATAAATATGCTATTCAAGAGTGGAAGCAAAGAATGAATGCTTTTAAAATGCAAGTGTTTAAACAAGCTACTGCTTTTGAAGCTGAAGAAACTTTAGAATATCAAAAAGATCAATTTAATGAAACAGTAGAAAGTATAGCATTAAGATCAGCAATTGATCCTTCAGGCTGGGACTTAAATACTTATCAGTCAGCTATAAAAGACATTTTAAAGGCTCTTGATACAAAAGAGACAGATGGAATAGAAGGATATTCTAATTTATGGAATAAAAATGAATTAAAAAAAGCAGAAGACAGAGCATTAGCTTATATTGCAGAAACAATGATTACATCAGTCATTGACGAGGGAGATCCTATGAAAGTTGCAATGATAAAAGAAATGTTCGAGACGGGGAGATTTGCTAAAGTACTTGACGCTGATAAACACCAAGCCTTAAAAAATAAAGCTTTTGGAATTAAGAATGCTATTGATAAAGAAGAAAAAAGAAAATTTGAAGTTAAAATAGAGGATAATTTAGCTAATGTTGCAACAAATGGTAGTGCTGTTCATGAACTAACTGAAGATGAATTTAAGTATTATTATGGAGATAATAATGCTGCTTACGGAGATTATCAAAGAAAATTTGAAGTTGGCAAAAAAATATATACACATACAACTGCTGTATCAACTATGGACGCAAATGGTATGACTGATTATGTTAATAAACTACCTGATACAACTGCAGATCAAAAGCTTATAAAATCAGAAATGGCTAAAAAAGTTACTCAAATGAAAGATTTAATGGAATCAGATGCAGTTGTATATGCTCAAACTTATAGAAAAGATATATTTAATAAAATAAAATCTGATGACTTAGCTACTAGAATGGAAGGATACAATTCATTAATTGAAATGCAAGAAAGCTTTGGTATAAGAGGCGCTGATAAAGTATTACTTGGCGACGTTGAAAGAGCAAGATTATCACAAACATTTATGGACTCTAATATTGCTGACAAAGAATCTATTCAAGCTTTTGTTATTCAGTTAAAAGAAGAATATGGAGATTATTTTGATGATGTAATGGCTGAACTAATAGTTCACGGTAAGTTAGATAAAAATGTAGCAGCTGCTATGATGTATGTAGGCGACCCTGACTTTGGTGCAATCTTTGAGGCATCAAGAATGAAACTTGACAAAAATGCTATTGCAAGAGCTGATAATGAAACTATAAATGCTACTATACAAGCTGATTTTATAGCTATAAGACAAGCATTAACTAAGACAAATGCTAATGCTATTCCAATGGTTGATGGCTGGCAAAATTTAATAACTAAAATGATTAAGATGAAAGTATCTCAAGGAGTAGAGGTAAATGACGCAATAAAACAAGTTACTGATCAATATATTACCGGTAAGTATCATATTGGAGAAGACTTTATAGTTCCAAAATTAAGTCCAAATACTAATCTTGACATATCTCAATTTAAAGCGGTGGCTAATAATGTATTAGAAAATATAAGTCAATCAGGACTAGACTTTGAAATATTAAACTCTGGTAATGTTACTTTAGATACTTATGGACAAAGCACAGGTCAATATAAATCTATACAGGGAGAGTTAAGAGCTACAAATACTAAATGGAGAAATACAGCAGACGGTACAGGAGTAGAATTAGTTTATGACTTTGGAGAAAATGGTTATTATCCTGTATACTTTACAGGTCCTGTTGATCCTCCTGGAACTCAAGGTACAAGACAAAAAGTAGTACTTTCTTTTGATGATATGAGAACAAGAATAGAAAATGAGTCAATAAAAAATACAAACGACATCTTCAGTTATAATAAAGATGGTAAACCATATATACAGTTTTAAATATGCCAAGTATTAAACTACCAAAAGCAGACGACTACGAGCATCTAAAAAATATTGGTCATAATTTTTTACAAATTAATAATGATCAGTATGGTGATATTATGTGGGACGAAGGTAAGACGTTCCGTATACTTGATTTTAAAGATCTTGACATGAATCAAGATGATACTAGTGAGAGTACATTTAAAAGGTGGTATGAGCAAACAGTTAAATCAAATTGGCATGCTGAAACAGGAGAAGCTGTTGATATAGGTGGTGATACAGAATATTTTAATCACATGACCGGCCAGTCAGAAGCTAGAACAGGAGACTTACTATCAGCACAACAAGCTAATGAAAAATATGGATTAGATGGCAACTTAACTTTTGACAGAGATATTACTGTAGCAGAAGCACAAATACTGCATCAAAGAAAATTAAAAGAAATGAATTTTCAACAGATGTATCAAATGGCAAATGGCTTTTGGCAAAGATTATATGGGATAGGTGCAATGGGCGTATCTGCAATGTATGACCCAATTAACGTAGGTTTATTATTCTCTCCTGATCCATTTACAAAAGTAGGATTTTTAGGAATGGCTGCAAAGCAAGGAATTAGTGTAGCTAGATTTGCTTCAACTGCAGGACGTACTGCAATATATACAGCTCCTTTTGAAGGATTTGTTGCTGCTCAAAAATGGAATGAACAAGCAGATTATACATTATTAGATTCATTTATGGCTGTTACATTAGGTTCAGCTGGATTTGGTGGTATACATGTTGTTGGCGGTAAGACTGCTGATTGGCTAATGGGTGTATCTGCAAAAAGACACTCTGCTGCTTTAGACTTAGCTTATAAGCAGGCTTTGGCTGATCAAGATATAAATGTTGATGCATTATTAAAAGCTTCAAAAGATGTAGCAAGAAAGAAAAATTATCCATCAGGACAGTTTTTAGACGATGTAGATGCTGCAGAGTTACAACGAGCTTATAATAAAAGAACAGGATATGTTCCACCTCAAATAGAATATAAACCTAGTGTTGCAGACGAAGGTGCTACAATTGGAGAATCTTCTTATAGATCTATTGACTTAGAAGAATTACCAGGAGCTCCTTTATTAGAAGAAGACTTTACTGTTACTGCTGGAAAACAAGGCTCTAACGAAGGCAATATTGTTACTCATCAAAGCACAGGTGAGCAATGGTATATGAAATATCCTAAGAATAAAGAATGGGCTTTAAACGAAATGATTGCGTCTTCTATATTACACTTAATATTAAAAGATGGTGCTCCTAAAGTAAGACCAGTTTTAAGATCAGGAAAATTTGTAGGTATAGCTTCTAAATGGAAAGAAGGAAAACCTTTAACTATGGATGAAGTTAATAACTTAATTAAGACTAATCCTGTTGTTTATAAAGAATTTTTAGAAACAGCAATGGTACATGCATGGCTTGGTAACAGAGATTTTGCAGCTCCTGGAAACTTAATATTATCTCCGCAAGGTAAAATTACTAGTATTGATGCTGGTGGCTCATTAAAATTTAGAGCTCTTGGAGAATTAAAAGATGATTGGGATATGACTACTATTAAAGAAATTAAAAGCTTTATAAGTGGCGTTAATCCTGATATTAAGTTTCATTTAGACAATATGAATCTTGATATGTTTAAAAATGCCATTGCTAAAATATATTCTATATCAGACGGGGAAATAGAAGCTATTGTCAGAGATGCTGCTAAACACGCAGACGCAGGTAATCAAAAAGATTTTGTTAATGAATTAACATTTGCTTTAGTAAATAGAAGAGATGCTGTTGGTAATATAGAAATTGTTAGAGCATTTAAACAATTAGAAACAGATGGCAAAAAAATACCGCCACAAATTTCTCAAGAAATAAAAAATCCAGCTATTGAACCTGCTATGATAAACGAAATTGCTGGAATGGAAATTAAAAAAATTGCAAATAGAAAATTTATATATAAAAAATTTAACTCTCACGACGAAGCTATGAAGTATATAGATAATCAAATTAAAAAATTAGGTGATGATCTTACTCCTAACGAAAAGACAGCGTTAATGAAATGGGCAGCTCAATCTGTAACCCATGCTGACGTTAAAGCTTATATGACAGGTAAATCAACTAATAAAGCTATGCTTGTAAAAGCTTTGTTATCTGCTATAAATAAATTTGAAACAGGAGATAATATAACTATATATGCCGGAAAAGAAGCTTCTAATTTTTTTGATGAAGGCATATTACCCTATGGTTTATTAAATAAAGGAGATGGTGCTAAGATTTTAGGAATGGAATTTTCTACTAAATCAGTATTTAATGCTAGTTTATTATATCATAAAGCAAATTATTTTCTTCTTAAAAATCAGCAACCTGTTAAGTTTAAAATATTTGTTCCTAAAAGAACTAAAATGGCTTTTGTAGATAAGCATGCTAGTAGTACAGCAAAAGCTTTATATGGTCATGAAGCCGAGGTCTTATTACCTCCTGAAACAAGACTTAAAATAGTTAAAGCTAACAGAGTTCAAACAGGAGAAAATAGAGTATGGCATATAGACGCTGAAATAGTTGATCCTAAAAAATCTATACAAAGTATGAACATGGATGAAATATTAAAAAGATCAGAAGCTAATTATTATGCTTCTAAACATGGTCCAACTACTTCTGATGTAAAATTAGATCCAGAAACAAGAGCGTTAAATACAAGAGAACGTTTACAAAAAATAGAATCTGATACTGATAATATTGATTTAACTAATATAAATAAAGAGATAGAATCATTAACAGAGGAGCTAAGAGTATATAAAAAAGATTCTTTAGATAGTGAAGTTAAGATTGTAAAAGATGAAACAAATGCTAAAGTAAAGAAAAGTAAATCTTTATTTGACGGCGCAAAAGCAGTATTAAACTGCGTAATAGGTAAAGTATAATGGCAAATATAAGAGATTGCATAGGCATAATTAATGAAGCTGTAGGAGATGCGGCAACTCCTGCTGAAAAAGAAAAGCTTCTTAATAAACTAGCCAAACAAGTTACAAAAGAAAAAGCTATATCTAAAGAAGCAGACATTGAGCAAAAAATGAAGCAATGGCTTGCTGATGAGTCAACAAAAGAAGAAGTAGCAGCTGCTATTGAGCAAAGACAAAGATTATTAAATATACAAGCAAAAGAAAGAATATTCAGTCATTTATCTAATTTTAAAGATAGAGCATTAGGATTAAGAGCATTACTTGGTGGTACTATGCAATATATAAAAAGCAGCAGAAGATCTGTAGACGCTATTGGTAAAGCTCATTCTACAAGATATGTTACTAATCTTATAAGACATTTAGAAGAGGAAGATGTATTTGAAGAATTTGTATCAGGTAAAATTGATGATCACATAGCTAGAGAGTTATACGAAATAAAACCAGGTGGCAAGTCAGGAGCATCTGGAAATCCTGCTGCAGAAAAAATAGCTAGAATTGTATTTGAACAGCAAGACAGAGCAATAAGTGCTAACAATCGTCATGGTGCTTGGATAAGAAAATTACCTGATTATATAATGAGACAAAGTCATAACCCTGTTAAAATAAGAAGAGATGGCTTTGAAAAATGGTACAACTCAATAAGAGACACAGTTGACATGGAAAGAACTATGGCTAACATAGATGTTGAAGATATGAAAGCATTTTGGAAAAATGTATATAATGGTTTAATTACTGGTATACATTTAAAACACAGAGGCGAAGACTTTGCTGATGATATAATTAAAGGATTTACTGGACCAAGTAACTTAGCAAAAAGAATGAGTGAAGCTCATAGAATAATACACTTTAAGGATTCTGATGCGTTTATGAAATATAATAGATCATACGGAACAAAAACGTTAAGAGAAACTATTGTATTGTCGTTAGATCATTTTGGTAAAAATCAAGCTTTATTAGAAGTTTTAGGACCGAATCCAAGAGCAATGATTGATTCTATAGTAGACGCAGAGTTACGAGCTGCAAAAGCAAGAGGAGACATAAAAGCTATGGAAGAGTTTGGTAAAATGTCAAGAGGTAAAAATGATATGCTTTGGCATTTATTAGCAGAGGTTGATGGCACTACAAGAATACCTGGTAATGTAACTGCTGCTCATGTATCATCAACTATAAGAAATATACAAAATATGGCTAAACTAGGCATGGCTACATTATCATCTATAACTGATATACCTAACCAAGTTGCTGAATTAAAATATCAAGGTATAAATAGATTTAAAGGATATAGCATTGCTTTAGAAAATTTATTTAAAGGACGTGGTATGAAAAAGAGTGATAGAAGAGCTGTTGCTCAAATGCTAGGTGTAGGTATGGATGGAATTATAGGTAATACTATATCAAGATTTAGCTCTGATGATTTAACTCCTGGTATGTTTGCAAAAGCACAACAAGCATACTTTAAATTAAACTTATTATCTCCTTGGACAGATAGTCATAGAGTTGGCTCGTCATTAATGATGTCAAGACATTTAGCTATGCAAGCCGATAGAACTTTTGAAAAATTAGATCCTCATACAAAAAGAATATTAGAGATATATGATATGGGTAAACTAGAATGGGAAAATGTTATTAGTAAAGCTATATACAAAGGTAAAGATGGACAAAAATATATTGTAACAGATATGATAGAAAACTTAGATGACGCTACTATATTATCATATTTAAAACAAAAAGAGCCCTTAATTAAAAAACATAGTAAGAGTAAAATTAACAGAGAAAGAGATAGACTTGTATCTTCGCTTGCTGCATACTATATTGATAGAGCTGACTTTGCAGTGCCAATGCCAAGTGCTTATGAACGAGCGTTTATGAACAGAGGAACTCAAGACGGTACGGCATTAGGAGTAGCTGCAAGATTGTTTTGGCAGTTTAAATCATTTCCTGTAACTGTATTACATAAATCTCTTGGTAGAGAAATATATGGTCATGGTGCTTCATCATTTAAAGAAGGTTTATTAAAAGGAAAAGCTTCATATACAGGTATGGCTCACTTTATAGTGTCTACATCTTTATTAGGTTACTTATCATTATATCTAAAAGATATAGCAAGAGGTAAAGAACCTAGACAATTTAATGATGATTTAGCTCATAATATTAAGATAATCTCTGCTGCTATGGCACAAGGCGGAGGGCTAGGATTATATGGAGACTTTTTATTTGGTAGTTATAATAAATACGGAGGCACTGCTTTAGCTACTTTAATGGGTCCAACTATCGGACAATTTGATAGTGTTGTACAGATACTACAAGCTATTAGAACAGGAGATGATCCGTTTGCTAAGCTTGCAAATTTAGTTCAGGGTAATACGCCATTTATTAATCTTTTTTATTTACGAATGGCACTAGACTATTTAATATTATATAATATAAAAGAATGGCAAAATCCAGGTTATTTAAAACGGATGGAAAGACGTCTTAAAAAAGAACACGATCAAGGGTTTTATATTCCTCCTAGTCGTGTTATAAGAAGAGGTGGGGATAACCCTATAAATATAATTGAGAAGATGATAAGTGAGATGAATAGATGACAGTAGCGGCACAAAATAGTTTTATAAGTTATACAGGGAACGGATCAACAACCGCTTACTCGTGGCCTTATAAATTATTTCAAGCTTCAGATTTAAAAGTTTATACTGTAGTTATTGCAACCGGTGTAGAAACGTTACAAACTTCTGGTGGCTCTGGAACTTATGATTATAATATTAATGGAGCATTAAATACTGTTACATTAAATAATAACTTACCTGCTACTCATAAATTATTTTTAACTAGAATTTTAGATCTATCTCAGCCGACTGATTACATCGAAGGTGATGCTTTTCCTGCTCAAACGCACGAAGATACATTAGATAAGATCGTATTACAATTACAACAACACGAAGAGCAATTAAAAAGAGCTTTAAAATTTAAACAATCAACAGCAACAAGATCTGAGCCTGCTGTTCCAGAACTTACTGCAAATACTCTATTAAAAACAAATGCTGCTGGAAACGGCTTTGAAACTCAATCAACTGTTAATGTAGATACAGTTGCGGGAATTGCAAGTGATATTACGACAGTTAGCGGTATTGCTTCTAATGTAACGGCAGTTGCGGCAGACGCAAGTGATATAGGTACCGTTGCAAGTAATATTGGTTCTGTTAATACCGTCGCAGGAGATATTACAAAAGTTGTTGCAGTAGCAAATGACTTAGCAGAAACCGTATCAGAAATTGAAACAGTAGCAGATGACTTAAATGAATCAAGCTCAGAAATTGATGCAGTTGCAGGAGCAATCACAAATGTAAATGCTGTTGGTACTGATATTGCTAAAGTTAATACGGTTGCAAGTCAAATTTCTCCAACAAATAATATTTCTACTCTGGCAGGAATCTCCTCAGATATTACAACGCTAGCCGGAACAACTGGATTAACAACTCTAGCAAATAATGCTTCAAATATAACGACTGTAGCAAATAATAATACAAATCTTACAAACGTTGGAAGTAATATTTCTGATGTTACTTCTGTTGCTAATAACTTAGCAGCTGTACAAAACTTTGCAGATGTCTATAGAATTGCAAGTTCAGCTCCAGGTACTAGTTTAAATGTTGGTGACCTCTACTTTGATACAACAGCTAATGAATTAAAAGTTTATAAATCATCTGGCTGGGCAGCTGCAGGTTCTACTGTTAACGGAACTGCTCAGAGATATACTTATAATATTACAGGAACTCCAACAACAGTAACTGGAGCAGACGCTAAAGGCGAAACGCTTGCTTATGATGCAGGATTTGTAGACGTATATTTAAACGGAGTCAGATTATCTAATACTTCAGGTTCATACACAGGGGATGTCACAGTTTCTTCTGGAACTTCTGTAGTTTTTGCTAATGCGTTAGCGGCAGGAGACGTCGTAGACGTTGTGGCGTATGGTACATTTAATGCAGCGGCAATAGCAGGAAGTTCAATTACATCAGGCACAGTTAATGATGCCAGATTACCTACAACAATGGCAGGTAAAACACTTACTACTGCTACAGTTGAAGCAAACAGTTTAACTGCAAGAGGAGATGGATCTTCTGCGGATGGAAAAATTACTTTAAACTGTAGTCAAAATTCTCATGGAGTAAAAATACAATCTCCAGCTCATAGTGCGGGTCAATCATATACTTTAATTTTACCAACATCAGTTGGTACAGCAAATCAGGTTTTAGCTACAAATGGTAGTGCAACAAACCAATTATCTTGGATTGATGCAACAGAAACTAAACCAACAGTAGCAGATGTTTCACAAACAATAGCACCTGCAACAGCTACAACAATAACTATTACAGGTACTAATTTTGTATCAATACCACAAGTAGAATTTGTTAAAACAGATGGTTCAGTAACAGTTGCTAATACAATTTCATTTACAAGTGCAACATCACTTTCAGTTAATGTAACTTTAGCTTCTGGTAATTATTATGTAAGAGTAGAAAATCCAGATGGTAATGCAGGAAGAAGTACAAATAATATTTTAACAGCTTCAACAGCACCTACATTTTCTACAAACGCAGGTTCACTTGGAACATTTGCAGGTAACTTTTCAGGAAATATTGCAACAATCGCAGGTTCATCAGATAGTGCAGTAACATTTTCTGAAGTAGGTTCTAACTTAACAGGTGCTAATGTAACTCTTTCATCAGCAGGAGTTTTAGCAACAACAGATTTTGGTGGTAGTTCAACTACTGCAACACAATACAATTTTACAATAAGAATAACAGATGCCGAAAATCAAACAGCAGATAGAGCATTTAGCTTTACTTCTAGCTTTGGTGCATCAGGAGGAGGACAATTTAACTAATGGCTAATACATATTTAACAAGAACTTTTGGTTCACCAACTAACAACTATAAATGGACTTTTAGTGCATGGATTAAAAAATGTGGTGTTTCTGAAGACCAATATATATTTCAAACTTATCCATCAGGAGAAGGTTATATGAGAATATACTTTGAAGCTGGTGATACTTTAAAATTTGATGGAGAAGATACAAGTCAGTCAAATGCTTTTGGTTATAGAACAACTAGATTATTTAGAGATACTAATGCTTGGTATCATTTAGTAGTTAAATGGGATGTTACACAAGGTACAGCAGGAGATAGAGCTAAAATATATATTAATGGAGTACAAGAAACCTCTTTTTCTTCATCAACAAATCCTGCACAAAATACTACATATCCTATAAATAGAAATAAATTACATAATTTAGGTAGACATAGTAGTGCTACTGATACTTATTTTAATGGTTTAATGAGCCATGTTCATTTTACAGATGGATATTCTTATGATGCTTCAACTTTCGGTTTAACCGATTCAACAACTGGCGAATGGAAAATAAATACTGCTCCATCAATAACAATGGGTACAAATGGATTTACAATTTTAAAAGATGGCAATACAATTACAGACCAATCATCTAATAGTAATAATTTTACTTTAGCAAATGGTACACTTACAAAAACACAAGATAATCCAAGTAATGTTTTTGCTACATTAAATCCACTTTTTATAGGTAATGGACAAGCGGCAACTTTTAGTAATGGAAATACTACTGGTCAATCTCCTACTTCACAAGGTATAGGAGGAACATCAACATTAGCTGCAAATTCTGGAAAATTTTATGCAGAATTTAAATATGCTGCCGACACAAGTGGAAGTAATAACGAAGGAGCAATAGGAGTTTGTGATACTTATTTTTTAAGCTCTAATTCTAGTTTAGGTGGCAGTAGCTCTCCAGGTTATCAAGAATATTCTGTAGCTAATTGGGGATTAAGAAATGCAGGAAATACATTTTATTCAAGTAGTGGTTCAAAATACACAAATTCAAGTCAACATGGAAACTGGACTTTAAATGATATAATTGGAGTAGCATTAGATATAGATAATAATAGAGTTTATTTTTCTAAAAATGGTGGTTGGTGGAATGGTACTTCAAGTTGGGGTGGTGCATCTCCAACAAATTATATAACTTTAGATTCAACTGGTTTTGAAGGTAATTATCATTTTGCAGTTGGAGACAGTAGTAGTGGAAATAGTGTCACTTGGAACTCAAACTTTGGCAACGGCTATTTCGGAACAACAGCAGTAGCAACAAATAGTGGTAATGGTTATGCAGGAGCAGAGGGTTCTTCAATATTTAATTATCAACCACCAACTGGCTATTCAGCTTTATCAACAAAGGGGTTAAATTTATAATATGGCATACACAACAATTAATAAACACACAGATTATTTTAATACTAAACTTTATACAGGTAATGGTGGAACACAATCTATTACAGGTGTCGGTTTTCAACCAGATTGGTGTTGGTTTAAAGAAAGAAGTCAAGCTAACGACCATGCTTTGTTTGATGCTGTTAGAGGTGTTTCTAAAAGATTAGAAAGTAATAATAGTGACGCAGAAGTATCAATGTCACCTGCAAACGCAATTACATCTTTTGATAGTGATGGGTTTTCTTTAGGTTCAAATGGTAATGTAAATGAAAATTCACAAACTTATGCATCATGGAACTGGAAAGCAGGGGGTGGTCAAGGTTCAGCTAATAATGATGGCTCTATAAACACTACATACACATCAGCTAATACAACAGCAGGATTTAGTAT